GTAAACAAAGCAGGAGAAATTATTGTTCGTCCGGTATTCTTGCGTGAATATCTGAATTCATCAATGTCTGCTGCAGAATTTCAACGATCTGTTAAGATGATGTTGTTGCTTCGTAGATCGTTTCAAGGAAGAGGTGGTTACAGAAGTACATGGAGTCCAATTCCTCCTAGTGAAAGTTTGTCGAATACACCACTGATCGAATCTCTATTTGCATCACGCAAAGTTATCGATGAATTTCGCATGAAACATAACTTGGATATTGTAAATCTGGTTGTTGTGCATGACGGTGATGCCGATGCTCTACGTCATTCATATAGAGATGGCGGTCATGGTGAATTGGTTCCTGAACACGCTTCACCAGAAATGTTTAACACATATCTGATTGATCGTAAGAATAAATTCTCAATGCACTATAAAAATTCCTACAACGAATTACGTGCTGCAGCAATGACTTGGCTTACTAAAGCTACCGGTGCCAAAATTTATGGTTTCTTTATTACTGGTAGTTCTAACAGTGATACTAAGAATGCAATTCGTAATCGTTATGAGGATGAAGATTTGGAACGTATTCACAAAATTCAGGATAACTGGCAAAGAGATCGTGAGTTCGCTGATTGGACTGACAAACATACCAAAACACTCAAGAAACAAAAGTTCCTTGAATGTAAAACAAAAGGGTATGATAATTTCTTTCTGATTCCTGGTGGTAGTAGTCTCAAGATTGAAGATGAAGGCCTTGAGATTAATGGTAAAGTTACCTCTGGTAAATTGGCAAACGCATTCATGAAAATGAACAAGTCTCGTCAAGTTAACCGAGTTTTGGTATCTAAATTCATCGGTGGTATTGCTGTCTGAGCTTGACAGTAATGCTATTTGATGTTATTATTATGATGTATCTTTGATTTGGAGTTTATATTATGTCAGTTCGTACTGAAACCCGTGAGAAGTTTTTGAATGCTCTATTCACTACCGGCAAAGCTGCTGTGAGTAAATCGGAGATTGAAAGTATTTGTGATGGTCTGGGCATTAAAGTTCCTCAATGGTTTTTGAAAGAACCTTCTAATCGTGCCGCACGTGGCATGTATTGGGTGCCTAATCTATCTGCGAAAGTTTTACCTATGCCTAAACAAATAGAACCTGAAGTTAAGAAAGGTCATCGTATCACCAATGTCACTACTGATCTTGAAACAGAGAATCTAATTCCTACTGTTTACAAGAACTATGTTTCATTTGGTAACTTTGATGACATTCTTAACATTGTAAAATCTGAACAGTTCTTTCCTGTATTCATTACAGGTCATTCGGGTAACGGTAAAACAATGTCAGTTGAACAGGCATGTGCAAAAGCGAAACGTAAGTTCGTTTGTGTATCCATGACTCCTGATACTGATGAATCTGATCTGTTGGGTAACTATGTTCTCATCGACGGTCAGATGGAATGGCGTGACGGTCCTGTGACTGTTGCTGCTCGTCAAGGTGCAGTTCTGTGTATTGACGAGATTGATTATGGTGCGAACAATCTTGCTGCATTGCAGCGTGTTCTTGAGGGTAAACCATTTCTTTTGAAGAAAAAGAATGAACTGGTAACACCTGCACCTGGCTTTACCATCTTTGCTACTGCAAATACTAAAGGTAAAGGTTCTGAAGATGGTCGTTACATGTATACCAACGTACTGAACGAAGCGTTCCTTGAGCGATTCCTCAATACGATGGAACAAGATTGGCCATCGAATGCAATTGAACGTAAGATTCTAAAGAAAGAACTAGAATCTGTCGGTCAACCTGATGACGAGTTTGCAGAAAAACTTGTTACTTGGGCTGACGTTATTCGTAAAACGTTCAATGAAGGTGGCGTTGATGAAGTTATTTCAACTCGCCGTCTGGTACACATCGTCAAGACTCATGGTGTATTCGGTAACAAGATGAAAGCAATCCAACTTTGCTTGAATCGTTTTGATATTGATACCAAAACATCGTTTCTTGATCTGTATACCAAAGTCGATGCAGGTGCAAGTGCTGAACAAATCATGGCACCTCCTGCTGAAGAACCGGTAACTCAACAAGTGAGTGATGAAATACCGTTCTAATCGACATGATTGCCTAAGAGAGTATTGACTTACTCTCTTAGGTGTTGTATTATTATAAAACAGAGATAAGTCGCCTCTGTACCATTAATTGAGCGACTAAATTTATATGGAGTTTTTACTATGAAATCAGCAAAACAAAAAGTTCTCGCATACCTGTCTAAAGAAGATGGTTACAACACACTTACTGCAAACAAAATGCAGAGCGTTTTTGGTGTTGCAAATCCATCAGCTCTAATCAATGAGCTACGTAATGATGGACATGCAATCTATCACAATAGTCGCATCAATGCAAGTGGCGACAAAGTTTTCTTCTATCGTCTTGGTACACCAACTAAGCGTATGGTTGCAGAAGGTATTGCAGCAATTCGTGCTCAAGGCGAACGAGCATTTGCCTAATCAATAGGTAAAACAGGTGGAGAGAGGTGATATATATTAGTATATCCCTCTCTCTTTTTTATGGATAAATTATGGAAATTCAAGTCAAAGTAGATGAATTGAGAAAAAACAAACTGTTTGTTGCAACACCAATGTATGGTGGTATGAATCATGGTCTGTATATGAAATCCTCTTTGGATTTACAGGCAGTCATGTCACGTTATGGTGTTGATACAAAGTTCTCCTTTCTTTTCAATGAATCATTAATTACAAGAGCAAGAAATTATCTAGTCGATGAATTTCTACGTTCGGAATGTACTCACTTACTCTTTATCGATTCAGACATTCATTACGATCCACGTGATGTTATTGCACTGATGGCACTTGATAAAGAAGTTATTGGTGCTCCGTATCCTAAGAAATCTATCAATTGGGGTAATGTTGCTACAGCCGCACGTAAACATCCAAATATGGATCCAAAAGAATTGGATACATTAGTTGGCGAATATGTCTTTAATGTTGTTAAAGGTACACAACAGTTTCAAGTAACTGAACCTCTTGAGGTAATGGAAATTGGTACTGGATTTATGATGGTCAAACGTGACGTATTTACAAAGTTTGCAGAAGCATATCCACATCTGCGATACAAACCAGATCACGTTGGACAAGCTAACTTTGATGGATCACGTTACATTCATGCTTATTTTGATACAGTAATTGACAAAGGTTATAACTTTGAAGATATCCATCGACTGATGGAACGTGCGTCAAATGGTGAAGATGTAAGTGAAGAAGCGAAAAAGATGATAGAACTTGAAAATAACGCATCACATCGTTATCTATCAGAAGATTATATGTTCTGTCAGTGGTGGAGAGCAATTGGTGGACAAGTCTACTTGTGTCCATGGATGAGAACTCAACATATTGGTACTTTTGCATTTACTGGAAATATGCCAGCTGTTGCACAATACACAGGTAAACTATGACACAACAAGGTCGCAAGTTTGATGGAGGCAAATTGGAATATGGTTTGCTTCCTCCCAAAGCACTCGAAGCGACTGTAGCTGTATTGACGTTTGGCGCTCAGAAATATGAACGAGGCAACTGGAAGTTTGTACCTGAGTCCAAGCGTCGATACTTCGATGCAATGCAACGGCACATATGGGCATGGAAGAATGGTGAGCGAGATGATCCAGAATCTGGCATACATCACCTAGCTCATGCTATGTGCTGCTTGATGTTCTTGTATGAACATGATACAATCTATTCTATTGATGATCCTTTTAATCATGAGGTAAATAATGAAACTATCCAAAGAAACAATTGAAGTTCTAAAGAACTATGGTAATATCAACCAAGGTATGTACTTCCGTACTGGAAAGACACTCCGAACTGTAAATTCTCACAAAAATATTTTGACCAGCGCAGAAATTTCTGAAGAATTTCCCACAAATTTCGGTGTATATGACATAAATAACTTTTTGGGCGTCATTTCCGCAGACGAATCACCAGAGTTTGAGTTCTCTAATGCAGAAGTTAAGATCAAATGTAAGGGTGGTCGTTCTACTATCCGTTACGGTTTCTGTGATGCAGATGTTATCGTCGTGGCACCAGAGAAAGATATCGTAATGCCAAGTGAAGATATCAAATTCAATCTTTCTAAAGAAGATTTGCAATGGGTTCTTCAAGTTGGTCGTTTGTTATCATCAACACATATTGTTGTTGAATCTGATGGAACAGAAGTTAATCTTTCAACCACAGATTTGCAATTAAACAATACTGCCAATACTAACAAGTTGAAGGTTGATGATGGTAATGGAACAAAATACAATATGATTTTCCGCACAGAGTTTATTGAAAAACTTATGTCTGGAAACTATACTGTGACAATCTCTGCAAAGGGTATTGCACACTTCCAGAATAATGATCGTAAGATTCAATACTGGATTACTACTGAGACAGGTAGCAAGTTCGAAGCTGCTTAATATTATGATATTTGTGAAAGGTTCTAATGGAACATATATTATGGACAGAGAAGTATCGTCCTCAAACAATCGAGGACTGTATTCT